TCAAGGAAATCCTATGCGCTTTTAAATTTAAGGGCTTGTGGTTAGTATTCACTTCTTATTTGATTTAAACGTTCAACTACTGAGGGATAACTAGGATGAAGTTTAGGAGTTCTCCCACTCATTTTTAATTTCCATTCATTTCTTGGCTCGGAATACATTATCTCAAACAATGTCCAATCTTTGTATTCATAAGCATCTCCCATTTCATCATAATCTTTGATGAACCAGTCTCTCTTATACACTTCCTTTACTTGCCATTTTGGGCAAAATAATCTAAATAATTTCTTCATAATTGATTATCTTAGGTTTTTATCTAAAAACTCTTTCATTATTTTCACAGCTTTATTAAGGTTTCGAGGATTATCATAAATACCTGCAAAATTTTCTAAAGCATCTTGATTTTTTAAGGTTACTAGTTGATTTGAGAAAAACCCAACTCTAAAAAATCGAGAATCGCTTTCACATAAATTTAAAGAGTCTTCTGTGGTTGATAAAGGTAATGCGAGTGAAAATTCTTTAAGAACCTTAATCAGCACATAAGGGCGTTTCTTTGTAGTTGTGAAGCATTCTTTGACTATTACGTCCCCTTTGCGAAGCTTTACTGGACGTTTAGTTTCAATAGAAGTTATTGAATTAATTAAGTGCTTAACCATAGCACCTGAATGTGCTTCATTTTTGACAGTTGCTAGAACTTGTTCTTTACTTGGCATAATGTTTATTTTTTAAATATTAATAGTCAAAGATAATCAAAAATCGCGGAATAAAAAACTAAAAAGTGTTAAAATTAAAAATCCCCAAACAATTACGAATGGGGATGAATTTCATTATACTTCGTCAAAAGTTCCTTAGTCTTTAAATCAGGAAACTGTCTTCTTAAAATACCAATGTCATAAAAATACTTCTCTTTCTCTATTAGAATAGCTTTTCTATTTAATCTGTCTGCACATACTCCTACTCCATTTACTCCTCTGCAAGGATCTAAAATTGTATCGCCTTCATCAGTATAAGTTTTTATGAAATACTCTATTAAAGCTTCAGGTGTCTGTGTAGGGTGTAAAGCCAATCTTTGCTTATCTGTCGGGAAAGTTAAAATGTCTCTTGGGTATCGCTCTGTACTGTCATAAGTTGTGTCTCCATGTGTTCCATATACTTCTGTCTTTACACTGTTTCTCTTATGTTTGACTGTACTTACCTTTCTTGTGTGCCCAAAAGTCTTCTGAGGATTATATAAAGGCTGTTTCTTATACCACACCATTAAGTTTTCATGTGACTTCATAGGCATCTTCTTAGAATTCAAATGACCCGTGGCAGAAGTCTTTTCCCAAATCCACTCATATTTTAAATGCTTCATTTGAGACTGCCCTAAAATAATATTAAAAGGTACCTGAGCCTTTGTTATAACAACTCCATTTGGAATTAGTATTCTCCAGGCCTCCCTCCAAAATAACTCTAAATCTACTGGTAAGTCCCATCCGCATTGAGTCGTGTTAAAAGGAAAATCAGCAAAGATCATTCTGACAGAGTTACTTTCTAATGTCGGCATTATATTTTCTAACTCGCCTAAAAATTCATTTTCGTATACTTTCATACCAATCTTGTTGTGCTTTAATGTCTCTTTCTAATTCCTGTCTTTTTTCTTTACGACAATCCCACCAAGTCAATATAAAACTTGGCAGTTAGATAACAGCAAAGGAACCTATCATGTAAAGGCTTGCTTTTAATAGTTGAATAAATATTTCCATTATTTCCTTAGTAGTTTCACAATATACTCTCCTAAATTCTTAACAGCATTACCTTTATACATCAGGTCTACATACTCTATCATAAATGTAGCGAAATCCTCTTCTAAATTGAAATCATAATCCACAATAAGGCACTTCTCAAATTTGTCAGCTATAACTTTGCTTCCTTTAAGTTTAGCTTGCTTTACTTCACAATCTAGATTAAAGTTGTAGTATTTCTTTATTTCCGCCGAGAAATGAGAATCATAAGAATTACCCCTTAAATCAACAGCTGTATTAGGTTCTGAAATTACTTCAGGTTTAGTCTCTACTTTTACATCGCTAGAATACGTCCAAACTGAATCAGAAATACTTCTTATGACTTTCCCTCCAATTTTACAGTCTTCTCGCTTCTCTATTGAGTTTATAATCCAATCATAAGACCTTACTTCTCCAAACTCTTCAAAGACTTCAATAGCTATGTTGTGAATCAAATCTGAAGCTGTTCCGTAAGTTGCTTGGTTTAAGAACTCCTTATCTTGCAAACTAAAATCAGCTGTTATAATGCTTCTTAGAAATTCTTCATTTTTAGTGTATTTAATTGCACTTATAATTTCCGACTCTACATTGTAGATATTTGATAATATTCTGCGCTCATCAATCTGTCCTAATTTGACATTATAGGCAAATCTGCTAGGAACTGTTTCATCTGAGTATACTAAAATATTCTGCTTATAAATTCTCAAAAAGTTCTCAGGATTATCTAAAACTTCTACCTTATCTGAGACTTTAAAAAGAGGCTGTTTCTCATTGATATATAGATGACGGTTTTGCCAAACTTCGAAAAAAGGATTGTCCTCATCAAATTCTAAGGTCATAACCGTACCTTCAAATTCAAAATCATCAAATTTATCTTCTGTTACGTAGCCTTTTTCGTCCAAACAATTGCTCCATAACTCTCTCAAAATCATCCAAGGTTCCCAATTAAACCCTAAAGCTTTTGCAAATCCTGTTTTAATGACGTCTTCTTGCTCACAAGAAGGCTCTCGCATATCATATTGGTTCATAGGGAATCCTCCAAAATACTGAGTACGTATGTCTAAAGCTATTAGCTCTTTTTCTTTTCCTGTTGTAGGACTTACCTCAGTGTAAGTTTTGAAAGTTATTGTATCTAAACACTTTTCTTCCCAATTTTCATGCTGTATACTCTCCCCTGGAACTTGTATAGTGAGATTGACATTCTGCCTTAAACATAAGGCAATGGCGTATTTCAACCCTGAATCAAATGTCCCAAGTGTAGATTCATCCCCTCTCTTAACACTATCCCCCATACTTGTAATATCAAGAAGGGAGATTTGTGTAGGAGTTATAAATTTAACAGTCATTATTGTGATACGCTTAAGTAAGCACTTTCAAACTCTGAATACAAATCCAGAGCCTCTTTTAATTCTTTTACTTTTGCATAGGTTACTTCAACAACTGATTTGTCAAGAGGTACATTACTTGACAACCTTTCTTCCAAAGCTTCCTCAGCCTCTTCTAATTTGTCTTCAATGTCTCGTTTAGCTTTTTTCAAGGATTTCAAATCTTTTGCTAATGTAGCTGTTACAACTGTTGCTACGTTTTTGTCTTCTGTAAGACTTGCTTCTAATAACTGTTTTCTGTTGTTCATTTTTCTTTGAGATGCCTCCGCTTTTAAATTAATTTTTGTAAAGGTATTGATTTTTATTTGATTGTAATTTATTTTAACAAACTTTTATAGGTTCTCCAAGTAATCAAAAAACTCTTTGTATTCTTCTTTATAACAAATCTCTTTGAAGTGTTGGAACTCGCTTTTGTACTTCTGATACATACTGCTGTTTGTTAGTTTAGAGTATAATGTATTGGCTGAAATATCCGCAAGTTTTACAAATACTGCTAAACTATTTTCTGAGAGTTCTTGATAATACTTTTCTGATTTTCTTTCTTTGCGGGATTTTCCTTTCTCATCACTGCAACAATAAACAATATCAGCAATTGTTTCTCCAGCTAGATAATTTCCAAATATTTCAGTAGTTTTATCCTTAATATCATTGTATGTTAATCTGAAGTCCTCAATCGCTTCGTGCATCGATAATCCAGCTCTTATAATATCTTTGTAGGAAACTGTAGTAGAAAATTGATTTTTCTCATTAAATACATTTCCTTCCCTCACAAGATTAATAAACTTTTCTCCTTGTGCCTCCACACATTTTAAGTGAAAGCTGTAAGGCAAACCATCACCATACTTTTGATTACAGTAGTTATCTGCTCTATCGTAAATATAATTTCTTAAATCTAATATATCTTTTCTCATTTTATTTATGTCTTAAAGTTCTTTCATAATCTTCAAATCTAATTTTGACTATTTTAGACCTGTCTTTATTTCTTAGTATTAATCCCTCCGCCTTATTCAAGGCTGTTGGTGTTAAGGCTACATTTGTTTTAGGTATAGATTTGTTCAACTGTTCTAAAACTGTGTTATGTTCAAAACTGTCTAAATTAAATTCTACTAAAGGTACATATTCAAAATTAGGAAAGTAATTTAACATTTCATCCCTAGCTAGGAATTTTTGACCATAAATAATTCCATTTTCGGTTTCGTGTTCGCGCCATCTTGAAATAGTGGATAAATCTTCTTCTAAAATAGTTAAATCATCGTATATAGCTATATCAAACACTCTAAAGCCATTTAATTCTTTACCGTATTGTTTAGAATTTGCTGAAGTCTTTCCCCCATAAAATTCTCCATAAATAACAATTAATTTATTTGTTTTTGGAATTTGGATATTAAGATTCTTAAGACCGCTTACTATTTCCTGAGCATTGTCAAAATATAAATCATCCGAGTGATGTAGAATAAACTCTCTTGCACCGATTAAGTATTCATTTCCATAACATATAATTCTTGAGTTTGTACCGTCTATTTTTTCAGTGGCATACATCTGCTCCCCCTCTATTGGAGTTGTTAATTCTTCCAATAACTTACCTTTTTCTCCTAATTTGTGGAGAGTTAAAATTGAAGGGTACTTAGTAAGGGTGTTAATCTTATCTTTACCATACTCATTGATTAATTCTTTTAACATATTTACTCGTTTTTAATATTACTCTGCAAATATATAGAAATAAAAAACCGCCTACAAGAGACGGTCTCAATTTTAACTATTATTTAATATTTTATGTGCCGTTGATTGCATTGATTCAGGATCTAATTGAAAGGCGGAAAGCATTTGAGATAAGCCTACTTTATCAGGGATGTTTAAAGTTGACAAAGTTTTAGATAGTTGACTATACTCATAAGTGATGTTAACCAAAGTATTTTCATCTAGCCCGAAAGCTTTGTTATAATTCTTCTCTGCCAAAGGTTCCAAATTTTTAATTAAAACTTTTAAAGCCGATTTCAAAGACTGTTTATTAAATTCTGTCCTTTGCAGGCTCTCTAAAGACTCAAGAAGTATTTGTGATTGGATTGTCAAGTCCAGGAGTTGCATTCTATTGTTCATTCATTTTTGATTCGACTATAACAAAGCCTGTTTCTAAATACTCTTTTATTGTTTGGCTTACCATAGTCCTGTCTAAATTCAAGAATTCTGCCACTTTATTAGCTGTTCTTAATTTCCAATAGAATTCTATGACTGCAAGTTTTCTTCTGTGATTCTTTTTATTTTTTTGCCGCGATTCATAATTGACAAGTTCCCACACTTGCTCATCAGTATAGACATTAAACATACCCTTCTTATAAGCTTTAAATTTCAGTTTGTAGGCTCTTTGAGTGAGAATATATATAGGTATGCCAAATTCTAAAGATATCTCTTTATACGTGCGCATTCTATTTCTTTTTCCTTCCTGATTTGGTTTGTTTGTCAAGTAAATTTTCGTCACAATACAAAAAATAATACTTTTTAACTCTGTATTCCTCGTCCACAAAAGAATGCTTGTCTAGTTCTAATCTTCTGAAAGAGCATGGCGGTCTCTGTTCGGTGGCGCATAGTATATGGACTTGATTGAATCCGCATACAATTCCTTCATAAGATTCATGCTTGACTTTAAATCCTTTATATTTCTTGTACACTAGGTACATTCCGTTTGTTTTATCTGGTTCTGTCATTTTTATTTATTATAGATTAGTAGACTCAACTGCTCAATGTCGTTACAGTACTTTTTACCTTCCTCTTTTTCGTAATACTCTCTCCCGCCATTATCACTATAATTATCTATTAGTGTATCTATAAAGCTATGGTTGTAGTCTGAACCATTTGGATAAGATGTTAAGAATTCTTGCACTTTTTCTTTATCTGTAATTATTTTGAAATCCCCTTCTTCTATTCCGCCATATACTTCCGAATGCTTGCCCCAAATCTCTCCGAAGTAGACCTCTTTGTCTAAGAGTAATTTTTTAACTTTAGTTGCCACTTTCTTAGGTAGGCTTAAATGTTCGTAAACTTCTCCACCTCTGCCACTCCATTCAATTTTTAAAATTACAGTATCTTCTTTTTTAATTTTAAGTTCGTTGCAATTTTTAATAATGTCTTCAAGATTGTAGAATAATCCTTCTACTTCAATTCCGTTTTCTAAATATTTCATTTTTATTTATAAATTATTTCAACAATATCTTCGTCTGTTTCTAATCTTGATTGGGGGTTTCTCATTACATACCCGTCATTAGTTCTTGTACCATTTCCCAAATTTGAATCTTCATAAGCAATCAAATGGTCATAATAATCAGTTTCACGATTTAATTTACATATGTATTTTAAGCGTTTGCCGTGTTTTGAGATTAGTATATCTCCTTTTTTGCATGTTGATAAGTCTACTGCCATTTTATCTAATTTTAATTAGTCCATTTCCTTTATAGGGAAAGTCGTTATACTCCGAATTCTCTAAATCTGTCTGCGGGTCAAGCTTGTAAAAACCGATTCTAGCCATATAGTTATTAGAGGATTTGTCATTGATTAAATCAACTTGTTCCTTAGTGTAATTACACTCCCAAATTGAGCATACTTCTTCAAACTCATCGCCTTCGAAAAGTTTTTGGATTTTTTCAAATTGTTCATCTGTTAACTCTACAATGTATGAAAAGGTTTCTCCCTCCCAATCATTTCTTTCTTCAATTTCGTACTGTTTCATTTTATTTAATTTCAGTTACTATTTCAAATCTTAAGCCGTCTCTTGAGAATTCTTTTCTCCTTTTTATATGAAATAGATTCATCATTGTTTCACAAAAGTACGAATTTTTAAATTCTGCTACTTTTTCTCCATCTAGGTTATATACTTCAACTTTACACTTTCCATTGTAAGAGCCTTCGGATATTTTTCTTCCTCTGTAGGTAGAGGTGTATGGACTGTTTCTGTATCTTAAAAAATCTCTGACACCTTGTCTTCCAATTTTATTTAACGATGCAATATTTCCATTTTCAAGCTGTTGTATTTCACCTGCTGTTTTGTTTGAAAATACAGTCTTTGATATATTGTTTTCTACTGCAAACTCTGAAATATGTTCGTAACTCTTGATGTATTTTCCTTTTGAATCATATAAATACACTTTTACTTTTTCTCTTCCTGCCATCCTATTGGTATTGTTTAATTTCGTTTATTAATTCATCTCTTGTTAGTATTATTTTTCTATTGCTCGGATACCATAATTTTGGCATCAAGGAGTTTATTTTATCAAAATCAATATTAGCATTTAAGATTTTGGCAACGTCTTCTTTTTCATCGCCATCTTCGCTCAATCTTTCGTCATCAATGCATTCGGCAATATAATCCCCATCCAATTGTATAATAAATTCTAAATCACATTCATAAGCCTCCACTGTAAAATCTACAGGTTGCTTTATTAAAAATTCGTATTCAAAATGTTCAGCTATATCTTGAATCTCATCAAAAAATCTATCGTCAATTGCGTACATATTATTTTTATTTATAGATTGGTTTAAAAAATTCGGGTAAATTAAGACACTGCTCCTTTGTGTAGGCTATCTCATAATCATCTGTTGACCTTATCAAATCATCTTCATCAAGGTCACAGTATTCAAATAACTCAAACAAAGGAATTTCCTTCATTATTGTAAATCCTTTAATTTGCTTATCAGGATAATATGGGTAGGGGTAATAATTTTCTAAAGTCTTTCCCCACCATACATTATCTTCAATAGTGACATCGTACTCTTGTACTTTCATTTCATCCATAGTTAGATTGATAGTTTCAAGATCAAACTGTTCCTCAGTGATTACCTCACCTTTCTTAGTATATACTTTTGTCTTCTCTTCCCAAGGTAATATCTCATAAAGCTGTACTTCTCCCTTATCGTTTAAGATAAATCTACCAGTTGTACCATTAAGTTTTAAAGGTTTATCAGAATTTATCTCAAAGTATTCTTTTCCTCCCCATCGGATATGTCCTAAGCCGTTGGTGTACTTTGAGTATTTTTCTTGTAATTCTTTTAAGTTTTTCATTTTACAAAGTTATATAAATTTTTTCAATTAACCAAACGATTCTTCACTGACTTTATTAATCATGTACAAAAACAGCATAAACAACAGTCCTAAATGTATTCTCCAAGCTACAAAACCACACAAATATCCATCATAATAGTAATGTCTCCAAAAGTCTAAACTGAACTTATCAAATTCGCCTAATATAGAAAGGAAGATTAATAAAATAGTTAACATCACAGGAAAAACTAAAGTCATTAACCACAATCTAATACTGTAGCCTATAGCAATTATAATATTTTCTAGATATTTAACTCTTATAATTAATTCAATTATCGGTTCAAACTGTCTTTTTAATGTTTTAGTTAAGTGTTTTATCATTATTTTGCGGGGAAAAGTTTGCAATCAAAAAGGGAAAATAAATCCCTCATCTGTTCAAAGGTTAATAGTTGTGGAAACTCAAAAAGTCTGTCAAATTCTTGAAGTTGTGCTTGATTATCGTGAAGCCTCAGCCAAAAACAGTCTCCATCATATTCTAGCTTAAATATTTCTGGATTACTTTTAATTAGAATAAGTTTTCCTATGAAGGTGTTTTTGTTAAAGCGATTGGCTAGAGTATGCCACTGTTCTTTACTGAAGCTCATATTTTACCTCTAAATCTCAAATAAAGCCACAGTCTTAATAGAAATCTCAATAAATAAAATCCGCCGAAAAGAAATAATACAGAAAAACCAACAGTTTCTAACCAATTCCAAGTCCATGTAATCTCCATAATTAATTTTCTATTACTGTGTTACCACCTAATTCTAATCTTTTTACTACTTCTCGTGCTTGAATAAATCCCGAACTATCCCATCTCATAAAAGTTTCCCATTTACCATTAACATACTTAAAAATTCTAGATTCCCAATATGAATTCCAACCATTTTCTATATATTTTTGGATATAATATTTATAAGTGTCTGAACCTATTATAGGCTTTAAAGTACTTGGCTTGGGAGAAAAGTTATTGGCAATTCTTTCTGTCTCTTTTAAGGCTTCTTCTTTATCCATTATGGCAGACAGAATAAAAAACAGTTCTTCTTTGTGTGCTAAAGTACTCATATCAATTCTAATGCTTTTTGTAACCCTTCCTCCAAGGCTTCTTCGTAAGAATCAAACCACTTATTTTCCTTATTTACTGTTAGTCGTACAAAACCTTTGTCAGGATGATGAACTTCACATTCCCAAGCTACAAAATCTGTTGTTGGATTGACTATAATTGGTGTTGAAAGTTCTCGAAGCCATCGTTGTAAAAGACTTTGTGTTGGTGCTGAGATTTCAAGAGGGTCTTCCTCTATATTTTCATGTTCTCCGCCACTTAGTCTATGCCCAAACCCAGATTCATGCACTCCAAATTTGGCATGTCTAAGCTCATTAAATTCAAGTTCAACTCCGTAAATTCTGTAATATTTACTACATTTCCAATCAAAGCCTTTTTCTTTAGCTAATTTTGCTGTCTCGAAACTTATTTCTTCTTTCATCTTAAAGTGTCCCCTATTTTATATTGAATATCTGTGTAGAGTTTTATCTCTCCATTAAGCTCTACTCTGTATTTTTGTGGACATTTACAGTCACTTATAGATGTTACTACAAGATGGTCTATAGCAAAATCTACACAAGAACTACAGGAAATCGCGCAAAAAGGAATTAAAAACAGTTTTTTCATAATTCTTTATTACTTTCACATTGTTTTTTATAACATATAGGAGTATCCTCTTCTCTTACTATTCCCATATAGCTTCCCCCATACCCACATTTTGGGCAATAATATAATGAATCTCCTCGACTATCTCTACCTTTGTATTCCATTTTAGGGTGTTTCATAAAATATTCCAAGATTTATCTAAGTTTAAAATGCCAGCAACTTCAACAGTATCGTCCGATAATTGCAAATTTCCTTTATTGGTATTAGACCTAAATTTTTGCATTTCTTTTAAAGCCAACTCTTGTACCTCTTCTTCTGATTCTGCTTTTACTTGAGCTGTAATCACGGCTCTATAGCCAATTGTAACATCATAATTTGTTTTCAAAATTATAGTTTTTTAGGTTTAAAATTTTCTATTATTTCTTTATGGCACTCTGCAAAGAACTTATACTGTGGAGACTCTTTAGAAAAGGAGACAAAAGCTTGACCTGTCTTTTTGTCAACTAATATGATTCTATTGCAATTTGTATTTTTTAATACCTTGATTTCCATTATCACTTATTTTCAAAAATTATTACTGCTACATACTCAAGCCATTGATTGGCTACCATACCATCCTCATAAAAATCTTTACCTTGGTGTAAATCTACTTTCACATCCTTGACTTTTAATCCAGATTCTTCTCGAATAATTCCCATTATATTAGCCTCTAAGGCTTCTAAACTCGTGTCTTTTAATATCTTAATCATAATTTTGATTTTAGAGTGTCACCTATTTTAAGATTTAAAGCGTCGAATGAAGGGACAGCTACTTCTATGATAGTATCTTTGTTCTTTAGAATTAAAGTTACTTTAGACGGACTCCATGCAATTGGAGCTTCAATAAGCACATACCCTTTATCTTGATATTTTTCTATTGGCTTTGGTTCTTTAAATGAGCACGACATTAAAAACGCGCAAAAAAGAACTAAAAATAAAAACAGTTTTTTCATAATTCATTAATTAAATTAAACGTATTAGCGACAAAATTACAGTGAGTTTCTAACAAATGGTCTTCAAGAGTAGCTTATTCTAATAAAAATAAAGCTTGTTTGAGAGCTTCTAATAATTCAGAATCTTTTAATCCTTCTTTATCCTGCTAAATAATCATTTTGTGTTATTTCTCCAAATGTAAAATCTATAAATGTATCGGGATGTCTATCATCAAAATATAATCCCCAAGCTTGTTTTGCATATTCTAATGCTTTTTGTTCTTTCCTCATAGTTTATTCATTATTAATTTAAACTCTTCTTCTGTTGGTTTTCTTTCTAACCCGCAATCAGAGCATACCATTTTTGTAAATTCGCGCGGAAAACAAGTTTGAGCTTCATAATTATGCTCAGAACCATTCAAACAGTCTGCTTTATATCCCATATAATGAAAGATAATGCTAGTAGTGAATACAAAACTTTTTTCACAGTTCTCACACTCCATTTCATGCAATTCGTCTTCCGTATAGCCAAAACCGTCATCGTGATTTATATCTTGGTAATGTCCACAATAAGGGCAGTCTATATCTTTGCTCATTTTTTAATTAATTTGAAGATTCATTAAAACCTATGTCGTGCCCGCCACAGCCTGAACATGTCCATTTAAAATCTGAATTATGAAATTCAGTAGATCCGCAATTATAACATATATTTTTACTCATAGTTTATTTAATAAGTTGTTCCATCAATATAACTACCTAAAACTATTTGTTCTACAATACCTAGACTCTCGTCATAAGCAAAATCAATTACAATTTTGTCCTCTCTGTGATATCCTCTTCCGAAGTCTTCTAGAGCTATTGCACAATTGTACTTTTTAAGTATTTCCGATAATTCTTTAAGCAAATTCTTTTGTCTATCTTCCATTTTATTTAATTTCGGCGGAAAAAGAGTAAAAATACGAAGTTTCTAGTCTAAATCCTGATTTCTTCTACAAAGATAAGTAAATACTTTTTCTTATAAATTTTATTTAACAAAAGATTAAGTGATATTTTTCCTGTACATATTTTTCTAAACCCACTCATAGCTATCTTATGTGAATAAAGTTTGTATATTTCACTTATGTTTGAATTAGGTTTATAGATACTACGTATGTGCCTAACATCTTCTTCTGTCCAAATTTTATTCATTTTTTTCAGCTTAAAAACAAGAAAACTTCTTTCAAGATCGCTGCGAACAATCTTGAAAGAAGTTTCTCAAATTAAATACGTTTCAACTCAGATAAATATTCGCAGTAAATATCTGAAAAACAAAAGTACAAAACTATAATTGATTTACAAAATGTGTAAATTTAAAATCAATCAATCCAATCAAAGAACTTATAGCTTAACTCCCGTTCTCTGTAATTTTCATTAAATGTCTGTAAAACAAACCCTGATTTTCCCTTTTTGAAATTTGTGACAACCCACTCGCTACTTGGGCTAAAGGCAGGGTAATTCATATAATCAAAATCATCGGATGTGGTGTAGTCAAAAAGCATTTGATGGGAATCTCCCTTTGATAACTCAAAATAACTGTATTTTGTATATAAGCTGTTTTGCTTTATGTACTGGTCTATCTTCTCTTTTGCTACTGGGTCTAGAAATACCTTGAGTCCAAAGCGGTTATGTTTTTTATCTTTTCCGTGCGAAATCAGGAAACAGTGCTTACCTATACCGTAGTGGTTAATAAATTTTTCAAAATTATTACACTCCACTAATCCTTTGTACCTATTTTCTAGAATACTTTTTATAGCAGAATTCAGTATATAACCAAACTCGCCACTATGGTTGTCATTGCAGATATTGTTACAGATAATTTTTGAAAATTGACCACTTTGCACCACTGAATCAATGATAGATAATGTAAATTCTATTGCTAAGTCAAAGGCTTGGGAGTTAGTCATATTTTGTGGTAGAGGATGCCCTCCTCTTGTAGTTTGAGCATTCCAGCCGTCTAAGGTATCTCCAAGATTGTCAATGTAAAGGATATTGGATGCTTTTTCAACAGCTTTTTGAATTATGTAATTAGAAAAAACATTTCCTCTCTTCATAAGCTCTTCCCTATCCCACTTTCCTCCGTATAAAGAGTTACCCCCTTCATTTATTTCCATTCCTATGTGTTGATCTGTATATATGGCTCTAGTAATTAAATCACCTTTACTTGTAGGCTCAAATTTGAAAAGTACAGGCTGAATGTATTTTTGAATAATACTATCCAAATCTCCTACCAGGTCTTTTACAACCGCTTCCTCTTGTGTAAAGAAGGCAATATTATATGAAATATTTGACTGATTGTGAGTTATTAATTTTGAACTCTTTACAGACCCTTTATCTAACCCATACTTATCACAGTACTCTTCTATAGTAAGGAATTTTTGAAGTTCTGCATCCCATGCTGACGGCATATTAAAGTCTTCTGAAGTTTTGTATTGGATACTTTCGGTTGTGGTATCATTGTCTAAATCTTTATCCACTGTTTCTCCTTTAAGTTTATTACTTACAGTCCTTCTCAAACTGTCCGAATACTCTATGCCTTGTTCTTCAGCATATCGCCTAGCCGTTTTTGTAATGTTATCTTCCTCTTGGAAAAGTTCTTTGATTCTGTTTATGTTCATTTATTTTGTTTTAGCTGTTTTTTGCGCCGATTTTAAGTTGTTTAACATATAATTAACTCAATCTGTAATTTGAAAGAAATTCACTCAATATCTCATCGATCTCTTTTTCTTCACCA